AACTGCTTGCCGCCCGCTTTAGATCGCTTAACTCGAGTATTGATCTACAGATCGATCAAAGCGCCGACGGAGTCACAGCGACACTCCTTCGAGATAGCGGATATGCACGGACTGCGGGATATGGCTCCACTGGCAGGGTCGGGGTCAAAAACAGCTTACGGCAAATTAAAGACACTTTCAGGCGCCCGCTCTCCGGCAAAGCGGTAAGCCTGCAGTCCCATAGTCCTGCGATGAATGTGCCAGAGCACTCCTTCTTGCTTTCAGCATTAGAGGAGATGGAACCCGCGATTCGCCAGGAAGTCGAAGCGGCACTTAGCCAGGCCGTGAAGGGTTGAGCACCCAATTCGTTTGATGCCCACCTCCGGGCATCAAACGAGCCTTTTCCCTTAGTCGTCGGTCGCGGCACGAAACGCAGTCCAATCCGAGAATAAGCGACCTTGAAGAACGGCAAGGATCGACGGATGATAATCCGGGAAACCATCTACAACGCACTGTGGGAACTCGGCGCTGGCGCAGCACGATACACCACCGCAAATCGGCGTCTCCAGCACTGGGCCAAAGTTGCTCCAGCAGAGCAACCGGCCTTGTTCATGAGTGAGAAGGGCGGCCATGCTGTGATAAAACGGCTCGGCGCGCCGATCGTGTGGACGCTCTACGCCGAATTCTACATTTACGCTCATTCGAGCGATCCCTACTTAGCGCCCGGAACAATCCTAAATCCGCTGCTCGATGCTCTCGAAGCCGCTCTCGCCCCGGCACCAACGACGGGGATCCAGAACCTAGGCCTGTCTGAAATGGTGCAGCATGCCTATATCGCGGGCAAGGTTGAGACTGACGAGGGCATTCTCGGCGATCAGGCGGTCGCGATCGTGCCGGTTGAGGTCCTGTGTATCTGACGACGGACCCATAGCAGCGACGCAAAGGATATGTTCGGCATGAGGCCTGAATGGCCTTGCTGCGCGCCTCATGCAAAGGAATGGCCAATGTCCAAGGAAAATTTCCCTACCATCAAACTAGCCCAGCCTCATTCGATAGACCAGCTTATCGAGGGCTGGTGGGCAGACCATTTCCCCGGCTCGGCAGTGGCGCGCGACACGCAAGCCTGGAACATCGCCCACGCTGCCAAAGAAAGGCTAAAGCAGCTCTTGAAAGGGAGTGAGTGACATGCAATTGAGCTTCGGGTCGGGTGCAGTATGGGGCGAGCGTACTGATGCGACAGGCTCGGGTATCGGCCCCCGCCAGTTCGGTATCTTGCAGGAAATACAGATCGACTTCGACTGGAGCGATAAGGAGCTTTACGGCCAACTGCAATTCCCCGTCGCGATCGCACGTGGGCAAGGCAAAATTACCGGCAAAGCGAAGTTCGCGCAGATAGTTGGTCTACTGTATTCCGACATTTTTTTCGGAGTGACACCCGCCAGCGGACAATTCGCTGTCTCCCAGCTCGAAGCCGCTACCGTTCCCGCAACAACGCCCTATGCCGTGATTGCCGCCAATGCGGCAAGTTACAACGATGACCTTGGCGTCGCCTATGCTGGAAGTGGCAGACGTTTTAACCGGGCTACCACGCCCTCGCTTGCTGGTCAGTACGCTGTCAATTTCTCTAACGGCGTTTACACCTTTTCCGCGGCAGACGCTGCCGCTGCGGTGTTAATCTCATATACCTACAAGATACCGACGAATGGTAGCACGCTGACGCTCTCGAACCAGCCGATGGGCGTGACCCCAACGTTCAAAGCAACGTTCTATACGTCGTACAATGGCAGCGGTACTGCTCTGCGTCTTAATGCCTGCACCGCTAATAAATTGTCGCTGCCGACAAAGCTCGATACGTGGACAATCAGCGAGCTGGACTTTACGGCTTTTGCAGATGCCTCGGGTACGATCGGGTACCTGAGTACGGTGGAATGATGATCCCCGGTGTGGCTGTTGCGATGGGCGGCCGCGATTGGCTGGTCCCACCCTTGACCCTCGGTGAGCTCCGTCGCCTGATGCCAAAGGTTCGCCAACTGACGGAGATCGGTGCGTCAATGGGCGAAGTCCAGATCGCCGTGTTGGTCGAGATCGTTACGGCGGCACTGCGGCGCAACTATCCCGACATGACGCCGGAGGAAGTGGAAAAATTGCTTGATCTCGGCAATGCCGCCTCTGTGCTGAACGCGGTGCTTACTGGGTCTGGCTTAAAGCTAGGTGGAACCGCTGCGGGGGAAGCACTTGCCCCCGGGACCAGCCCGGGGGCAGGTGCGGAGATCCTGGGGATGCCTGGAGAGAGATTTACGGCCTCCTCGCCACCGCCTGTGGCTACAGTTACTCCGTAATCGACGAAATGACGCTGTTCCAAGTCGAAGAGCTGACTTCCTATTGGGCGCAGCACCCGCCGCTTCACTTGCTGGTGGCGGCCTATCTTGGCGTTGACAAACACAAGCACAGGTCGAAGCCGCAGACATTCATGGGGCGAGAACAGCGATCGAGCTCGGACGCCGGCTCCGCGCTCGCTCAACTCGGGCCTGAGTTCAGCGCCAGAGATGTCCATGCTGGCCTACCGCCCGTGGTCCTCGATTTTACCGAGCTGCGCCACCGGGGGCCGACGCTGGATTAACGTCTTCATGGGGAGCAGAGCAAACTGCGAGACGCGGCGCAGAGGTCTGTCATTGAGGGGCTAGCATGGCCGGTATTGAAACAAGCGTTGTCATTAGCGCGCAGATCGACGGTCTTCGATCTGGCATGGAGGCTGCGTCGAGTTCGGTCCAAGCGGCGACCGATGCGATGCGTGCTCAACTTGCCGGACTCGGCGACATTGCCCAGCAGGCGCAATCGCAGCTCACTGCCGCTGCGGGACAAATCGGAACTAGCGTCGGTGCGCTGCAAACGAAAGCCGCAGATCTCGCAGGATCGATGTCAGGAGGCATAGTGCCCCCCAAGGGCCTCGAAGATGGCGGCTCCTCGGGTTTTGGGCAAACCGGTTCCGACCTCAGCAGTGAACAAGACGCTACCGCTAACGAAAAACTGTGGGACCAAGAGCTGCTTGCTTACCAAAAATTTCAGAATGACAGGCAGAGGCTCGACCTTCAGGCAGTACAGACCAGCCAAAGAACGTGGCAGAGTTTGATGCAGCCGATTCAGCGGGCCTTCGATACGTCGATCACCGGCATGATTTTGGGGACGACGACATTACAAAAGGCAGTGGCGAATATCGCACAATCCATAATTGCCGAATTTGTAAACCTCGGCGTCAAGATGGTAACCAACTGGATTGCGAGCGAGCTCGCCATGACGACCGCGACCGAGGCCGGCGCTGCGGCGCGAACTGCGGCGGAAGGAGAGGGAATGGCGGCCGGGTTGGCGATGAAGGCACTAAACGCGGTCAAGAGCATCATGACTGATTCGGCGCAGGCCTTCTCGGGAATTTTTGCGTTCCTGGCCCCAATCATGGGGCCTGCTGCTGCTGGACCTGCTGCGGCCGGCGAAGCCGCCGTGATGGCCGCCGCCGGAGGGATCGCCTCCGCCGCAGGGGGCTGGGTAGTGCCGTCAAATCAGCTGGCTATGGTACATCAGAACGAAATGATTTTGCCGGCTAATATCAGTCAGGGCCTCCAGAATATGATATCCGGCAGTGGGGGAACTGGGTTGGGCGCCAGCCCAGTAGTGATCAACGTTTCGGCGGTCGATAGCCAAGACGTAAAGCGATTTTTCCAAAGCAATGGCAGCCTGCTCGTCACCGCCCTCAATAAGGCGATGCGCAACGGCTCGACGCTCCGGATGGCTTAATGCCCCTGATATTTCCGGCGTTGCCAGGTCTGGCCTGGGGCGTCACCAAGACGCCGACGTTCCAGACCCGTATTCAGCGCGCGGTTTCCGGTCGCGAATTGCGTGCTCTCGATTACCCTTATCCACTGTGGCAGTTTGCGCTGGTTTACGATTTCTTGCGGGATAATTTGGCAACCGGTTACGACGAGCTGAGAACTCTGCTCGGCTTCTTCATGTTGTGCCAAGGAGCCTTCGGCACGTTTCTGTTTGAGGATCCTAGTGACTGCCAAACCGCTGGTCAGCAGATTGGGGTAGGCGACGCTAGTACAACCACCTTTCAGCTCCAACGCGCAATGGGTACAGCCCTGACAGACGGTGGCTTTCTCGAACCCATAGTGGCGCCTAATATCGTCCGTTCGGTTTATCTCGACGGGATTACACAAAATGCTGCTTCTTACAGCGTCAACGCTGACACCGGATTGGTGACGTTCAGTACACCACCCGAAAGCGGTCTAATAATTACTGCCGATTTTAGCTATTACTTCCGGTGCCGGTTTGTGGACGACAAATACGATTTTGAGAATTTCATGTATAGGTTGTGGCAACTAAAAAAGCTCACCTTTATTTCGGTGCGGCCGTGAAGGAAGCCAGCGCTGCCCTGATTGCTCTGCTGGCAACCAGTGAACAATTCATCATGGCGGACCTCTACACGATTACGTTGGTGGGTGGGTCGGTGCTGCGCTATTCGGCGGCACCGACCGCGCTCGCCGCAAACGGTTATACATTTGCGCTCGGCCCGAAATTCGAACGCTCGAAAACCAAGGTGGTGATCGGTACGCAGGTCGATGAGCTCGAGGTCAAGATCTACCCCGAACCGACTGATCTGATCGGCGGGATGCCGTTTCTGGAAGCGGCCTGGCAGGGGCAGCTCGATGGCGCGCTCTTGCAGCTTGAGAGAGCGTTTATGCCCACTTATGGCGATACGAGCGCGGGAACCGTGGTCTTATTCGCCGGCCGCATCTCAGATATAGAATGTGCCCGGACCGGCATTGACCTCAAATGCCGCTCACATCTCGAACTCCTGAACATTCAAATGCCTCGCCGTTTGTGGCAGTCCTCTTGTACCCACACTTTCGGCGACGCGATGTGCCAATTCGATCGATCCGCTTTGCAGTCAACGTTTGGGGCCGGACCGGGCTCTACGCAGGCGCAGATCGCCACTTCCGTTAGCCCGACCCCTGTAAGTCTATACGTCCAAGGGACGATCATCGGCGTGACCGGAGCAAATAACGGGGCGAGCCGCACGATCGCCAACATGGGCACCGGTTGGGTTTATGTGAAACTCGCGTTTCTCTCGCCTATCCTAGTTGGCGACCAGTTCCAACTACTGCCGGGCTGCGACCGCACGTTTGCGACTTGCCAGAACGTCTTCAATAACGCCAATCACTTTGGGGGGTTTCCCTACATCCCGACGCCGGAGACGGCGGTATGAACCAGCGATCATTGGTGGTTGCCGAGGCGGAAAGCTGGCTACGGACACCTTATCATCATATGGGCCGAGTCAAAGGATGCGGTACCGACTGCCTGATGCTGCTCGCCGAAGTTTACGCGGCGGCGGGCGTGCTCCCGCGCGTGGAGGTTCCGTTCTATCCGCCTGATTGGAATCTGC